TTCGGTTTATGGTAGCAAAGCAACAACAAGCCTCTGCAAGCTCCGAAATCAAGTCACGATATGTTACCATCGCATTCTCAGGGTAAGCGTAGAATGTCTCCGTACCATTCGGTAAGGCAGAGCATTCCGCTTGAGACAAGCCGAGAGTCACTCCGCAGGCTGTACAAGCGAATGAGAGAAGGTCGTAAGGTGTACCGCTTCCTATTGTGGTAGCAGGAAGAGATATATCGAATAGACTCATCTTGTCATAGGCGACTATCTGGATTCCTGCATCGGTCCATTGAGCAGATTCTATGATGTAGCTTCCGCCATTGACAGGAATGTACTCGAAGGAGCTGTCTGCCAGCTCCACCCCAATCGAAGCCGTGATGACCTTACCCTTCCAAGAACCTCGAATGTTCATAGACGAAGCGAAGGCCTCTGTAAAGGTTAGATTGAGTTCGCCTACATACACACCGCCCAAGGCTATCTCTGTAGCTGGGCAGAACTGATTTTTGACAGAGAACGAGTTTCTAATCACATCTCCGCCGTCAAAAGAAGTGCCATTGACCGTGCCTATGAGCTTGTGCGCCCTAGCGTTCTTAGCTATGGCTGTCAAATAGTCTGCTGATACTGAATACATATTAACTCTCCAAATCGTTCAAAGTGAAGGAAACTTTGTAGTATCTGTGACTATTATCTTCAATCTGCAGATCAGCTTTGAAGCCATCTACGAAGCAGGTCCAAGTCACATTTGTGGCTGAGGTCTCGTCGTAAAGCGTAGCCGTTACGGAGCTAAGTTTAGTAAGAGCCTCAAGTGCTATCTTGTCTGTTTCTGTGCATTCATAAGATATAGACATCTTACGAATACCTGTTCTCGTGACTGCTCGAAGTGTGGTGCCTGCCTCCGATGTGTTTCGCGAATCAACGCTTGAATAAGACTCCGAATACTGATCATTCGTCAGGTCTAAAGTCGTGCTATTCAATATGAGCGTTATTTTATAAGCCATTATCCGCCCCTCCTGTATGTAGATATCTGCGAGGACCTAATCATGATAGTGTCCAGCCTCTCCTGCCCGATTGAGACAGGGATCACGATGTTTCCACCAGCGTCGCCAGACGGTTCGTAGCTCGGGAAGGAAGATACTGAATCCATCGCCCCAAGTGACGGAACACCAAGAGTTCTGTTCAAGGTAGCCTCAAGCGAAGGAGAGCTGTCTTCCAATCCTTCGTTGAAAAGGTCAATCATATCGGGAGCATAGGTATGGAAGTTCGATAGAGGTCCCTTTTCAGGCTCCGAGAAGCCAAGGTAAGAGCGAACTTCATCGGCTACATTGGTGACCGCTGCGGTCACTGTTGAGATTCCGCCCATGATGCCGTTGACGAAACTGTCGATCAGGTCAGCGCCCCAAGTGAGCGCCACGTTCGCCAAGGAAGGCCCAATCGCGCCAAGCTCGTTAATGATAGCCTCGCCGATCTGTGGGAGCATAGCTATCATATCAGGTATAGCCGCTACCATACCTAAACCGATAGCCAAGCACAGTTCGACGGCCGCAGGAAGGATGAGGTCGATATTATCAAGCAAGGATGTGGCTACCTGCGTGACGGCAGATACCGCCGCAGGGATAAGACGAGGTAAGGCAAGACTGATGCCATCGACCACGGCCACGATTATCTGAATAGCCGAATCAATGATCAAAGGTAGATTGGTCAAGATAAATTCTACCAAGCCGACGACCAGATCAGCCGCTATTGGAGCCAAGGAAGGGAGCTGCTGCAAGATACCTGTGCAGAGAGTCATGAGGAGCTCTCCGGCCGTACTAAGGATCAATCCAAGATTGCTGAGAACGGCCGCGATCAGTGTGGAGACGACCGAGCCCCCAAGTGAAATGATGGTCGGCAAAAATTCATTGATCAGACCTCCGACCTGCGGAAGCAGACCTTCAACGGTCTGTACGATCATGTCCATGTCGCCATTTGCCGCGAGAATGCCGTTCGTAAATTCTCCGAGAAGTCCGACACCCTCGCCACCGAGCTGAGTCAGCACCGGGAGAAGAACTGTTCCGAGCGCATTTTTTGCCGCCGAGACTCCGGAGTCGACCTGCTGCAGAACGTCGTCAAATTCTCCGAAAGCTCCGAGCGTGTCTTCACTTAGTATCGCGCCTGCTTCTTCTGCCTGTGCAGCATATTCAGCCATTCCTTCAGAACCGACAGCGATCAAGGAGTTCAGATCCTGAGCTCCACGACCAAAGAGAGTCATCGAGAGCGCATCTCTCTGTGTAGCATCGTCTATCTCGCCCAGAGCATCGATGGCTTGCCAATATACTTCCTGTGAGTCTCGAAGATTCCCGTCTGCATCTGTGACCGAGATACCGAGAGCCTCGTATGCTTCCGCGACCTCTCCTGTACCTTCTGCCGCGCTGTTCATGGAACGGATGTTCCTTGCCATGGAGCTCGTCAGTGTCTCTGTGGAGACATCGACAAGTTCTGCGGCATACATATACGCCTGTAGTTCGTCTGTGGCTATATGAGTATTTGTACTCATAGTCAGAACTTCGTCAGCGTATGCCGCACCACTGCTCGTGAACGAGACTAGCGCACCGGTGCCTGCGGCGACACCTGCCGCCATGGCACCTGTGACACCAGCTACGATCGCGCCTGTGGTTTTCAGCACACCTCCGAATGAAGTTCCGAAGGAACTACCTGCTTGAGAGCCGGCAGACGATCCAGCCTCAACGGAAGCACCGGTCAAGCCTTCTGTAATAGCCTGCTGTGCGCCTTCCATAGATGGAACTATGGTGACATACGCTCTTGCAAGTTCAATGTTTGCCATGTTTGCGAGCCTCCCTTCGTTTCATCTCCATCCATTCATGGAGTTCGTTCCTTTTTACGGCCGTTCCTATCTTCTTGAGCTTCTTCTTAGCCCATGGCCGTGTATATTTTTCAGGCTTCTTGCTCTTCTTCTGGCTGAAGCCTGCGATTATATTCGAATTTATTTGAGCCAACACATCGAAGATGTCGGCAAGTATGATGTTTGTTCTCAGGACTGTTCCCCAGTCTTCCACTTCCGGGTGAAGTTCTCGGAACAAAGCCGAGTCCACCGAAGAATGCTTAATAAACGAACCGAAGGCTCCCCAACTTAGGGAGCCTCCAATATCGCCTATCTCGATTCCGGCTGAAGAAATCAAGTCATGGTTAATCGCCTCGCGATGTTCTTCAATGAACCTTCGGAGGCTTAAGATTCCCCCACCGATGCACCTGCTGCTTCCTGCGTAGCATCATTCCATGCCTTGACAAGCTGCACGATCTCATCAGTGAGAAGTCCGTTGAAGACATCTTCGGGAATATATTCCTTGAAGAACTCAATGACCTTCTCGTCCGTTCTCATGTTCTTGAGCACCATATATGGGACACTTGAAGCGAGTGGAATTGAATAGGCCTTGTCGCCGATGGTCGCCTTCAATACTTCAACCTGTTTTTTCTTAAAAATTACTTCAGCCATTTTTGAAATCTCCTTTTCTGATTAAGACTCAATGTCGTCTCCTTCGTCTGTTACCTGTACCCAGTCACCTTGGATGGTGATATCGAGCTCAACAGCTTCATCGCCCTTGTAGTTGATGTCGCCGAGATCACTGATGAGACCATTCGATGTGCCGACATAGGTCATTCTCTCTCCGTCCTTCATGATGAAAAGAAAGGCAGCAGGATCGGGTTTGCTGTCAAGGTTTACCTTGAGAAGCGTACCGTGATCAACTGTAGCGGCCGTCTTAGTCACGTTAGAAGAGCCGAAAACAGTCTTGAGAGTGTTCTCTGTGATGTCCATGATCTTGCCCTTAATCGTTCCGGGATCAGAACCTGGGATAGTTCTCTTGGGCTGAAGTGCCCAGTTCTTTAATGTCTTACTGTCACGCGCCGTGAAAGCGATACCGTCTGCATCGATGTCTCCGACTATGGTCCAACCAGTGAGTGTGTCTGTCGGATACGCTGGCAAAGCAGTTCCGGCCGGAGCCGTGTAGAACATACCGGAAGCATAGCCGCCTCCTAGCATAACATTATCTACCATTTAATTTACCTCCTATTTATTATCGTTTTTTCTTGATGTGCGATAATATTTAACCTCGCAGAGCACATAGCGAGATCAGGTCTCACGGGATCAGCACCCCATGAACCTGAAGAATTGACTGTCACCATTCTGATAGCAGTCGTTTGATCGTCTGATATCTTCTTCAA